TTGCGCTCTCCAAACTATTTCCATCTTCCCGGTTTCTTGATTGCGCTCTAAAATATACACAGCATGAGGGATTCCTTGCTCCATGTAGCAGATGAAAACCGCCTCTGGTCTGCTCGGATCAGGGGATTCTTTTGAGAGACACAGAATCAGGAGAACCCCATTTTCTGTCATAGCAAACGCTTCAGGATGCTCAGAGTACTTGTCTTTGTAGAATTGGAATTTCTGACTCTCACCGGCCGTTGCCAGAAGCCTCCAACCACAAAGAAGCAGAAGCACAGCAATAATTAGGATTGCTAAGGTGATGGCTAATTCTTTTACTCTTTCCATCCCTCACCCTCCTCTAATTACTCACTAGCAATCAACCCCATTTGCCGCGCAACCTGTAATCCCCGCTCCCTAAGCTCACTAACCTTCTCCTGATGCAAGTGAATATGCTGGTGGACTGAGTCTGGGGTTTTCGGTGAAATCATTGGATGCTGCAGGATTTGCCCGGCCGCCCGCAACTTCAGCGACAACGACGCCTCTTCCCCTGTAATAATCTCCCTGTAAACCCCTATCGCCTCAGGTGCGAGCTCTGCTACTTCATTCAGAATCTCTTCAACCTGCTCATCCCTTTTCTTCCTGATTTCCTCTAATCGCAATTTCCCAAGATCACTATTCTTAGTATAACTAACACAAATCGGGGTTACGTCAAACCTCTCAGCTACCTTCTTATTACTCTCCCCCAACGCCAGGGCATTCAGCATCTCCCTATGCCTCTGGCTCAAATCCCCGAGATTATACTGCCCCCTCCCTCTCTTCCACTCCTTCCTCCTCCTATCAACTCTAAGCTCCATCATACTTCTCTACTCCTCTAGCGCACTCTAACACAAACTAGAAATTTTTTCAAGTACAAAATTAATTGCTACTGTAGTTTTATGGTGATTTTTGTGGGAAGTAAGTAGAAGTAGTGAGAAATGTATGTTGTCCTTCTCCCCCACGGTATGCCTTATATACCCCCATCGGCTTCTCACCACAGAAATGTTATATAGGGGGGTAGGGTGGTGGCGGGTGTGCCGGATGGAAGTGTCACTCCGGGCTTGGTGTGGCGGCTGAGTGTTCAGGATTGACAACCCGGGTGTTCTAAACTACCGTCCGCGGGTGAGGGCAAAAGGGGCCGGCAATAACGAAGGAAGTAAAGGAGAGGAACTCAGGGTATATTTTATTCTGAGTTGGTGAACGGCTTCTTGTTCGGTGATGCTGAACTGGGGTGCTGGCTTGAGGTGAGTTCACGCGGTAATGCTGGAAGGGTGGGTTCAAGTTGCTGAAATTGTTGAAAAATGTTTTTTGTGTTTAGGGGCATTTTTCCCCTTGACATCTCCCGGTAGTGTGGTATCATGTTAGGTATGATCAACATGATCATGATCTTTGACAACCCAAACAAAAGGAGTTAACTATGCCCGAATACAATCACAAACAAAGCGGGAAAAAAGTCACCTACGTGGTCCACTGGGACCGCATAAGGGAGAAAAAGCAGCGAGAACTAATGGGTGAGGCAATCAACCGGGAAGTAGCGGCCTACTGTAGGAAGTTGGCTGCTAAAAAAAGTCCTCTGCCGGCAACGCTGGAATATCCCCTACCAGCCATGCCGAAGACCAAGAAAAGTCTGGAGAGCATGAGTCCTGAGCAAATCTTGAGCTCTTTGAGCCAGGAAAAACTCTTGGAACTCGCCAAAGCGCTTCAGGAAATAACGAAGTAAGTCACAATCCCTAACCGGCGCCCCGAAGGGCGCCTTTTCTTTTGGAGAGCGTTATGACAGATGAAACGAGAGAAAAAATGATCGAGGCAATTGAAGGCGTAACAGGGCCGCTTAATCTTGAGTACCATAAGATAACAACTCATGATCTAGAGTTGTTATATGTGGCCATCGTAAAGGAATAAAGCCAGATCAATCACCAACTAGCGCCCTTGAGGCGCTTTTTCTTTGTCCTCAGGGTGAGATTTTAGGGCCGGGGTTCGAGGTAGTCTCACCGCAAGGGGTTGTCTCAATTGTTTCAATTGTTCTATTTGTTCTATTTGTATTTTCGGTATGTTTCTCTCGATTTTTAGCCAATTCTGAGTTATCATTTCCAACTCAACCGATTCTTATAACCTGAGTTGTGGTTTGATAGTTCTCTTTCTTCTCTTATTCTTTAAAAAAAAAAAATAAAAAGAAGAGAAGAGAAGAGGGGAGGGGTGAACTAAGGGTAAAAGATAAGGTGAGTTGAAGGGAGGGAACTTAGAATTGAGTAAAAATTGAGGGAAACATAGTGGAAATACAGTTGAGACAATTTGGACAAATGGAACAATTGAGACAAAAACCTGTAACCACCTGAAATCATTAAAAAATAAAATTTTATTTTCCTCTTGACACACTTGTAGGATTATGATACAATTGATACAAATAATGTAAGTTGGAGAAGGAAATGAAAACCATCAAATCAAAAGGACTAAGAATTAACCTTGACTCCTGGCCCCACGGGGTAGAGGTTGAGGTTATGTCCGGAGAAAATCCGGATGGTTATAGTTGGGAGGATTTTTCAACTAGATCCTCCCAGTCATTGGGGCTTGGAGTCCTAATAGAAGCAGGACTGCGACTGAAGATCTACGCGGCCCTGCATGAAGGAACCAAGTTTTTCTACGAGCCGGTAGATGCTCGTAGAAAAAGAGTGTGGAGCAGAGCACTTCGACGTGCCGGGTGGTGCGTCGAAGAAACAAAAACCATAACATACTTTTGGAGGGAGGTATAATAATGAATCACTTTGTAAGCCGGGACCAGGTCCCGGAAGTCTGGTATTACCTTGACAGAAAGCCTATTTGGTTGCCCACGAGGGTAGCCAATGAGGTTAAAAAAGCACAGAGACAAGAGTTGCTTGTCTCTGTAAGAGCAGATTTGGACTTCGACGATTGGGTTGAAGTCCACACCATGTCCTTGGAGGAGTGGGACAATTACCAGTCCAATGGAGGAGTCTGGGACTTCATTGAACCGGATGAATGGCTGTCCAGCAACATGGCCGTGTGAGGGTGCGGCCGAAGAGATAGGAGGTAAAAATGACTGTGTCCATCTCAAGAGAAGAACTCCAGGAACAGTTTCTGGAGGAAACAGTAATGGGAGTAGAAAACGCCGTTCTCTATGCTAAAGAAAATGGATTCCTGGTCTCGGTCCAAAGAGACCAGGATAGTCGGATCGAGGTCCACTATCTGGCAGACCCAGACCTGGCCTTGGAAAATGAGTGGGGCCTGGAATTCCAGCACCCCTCCTTGTGGCTGGGAGAGAGAAGGGTAAACATTATCAACCTGACCCCACATGATGTCCACGTGATAGAGTCGCTCAAAGGGTCTACAATTATCGTTCGCTCTGGCAAAGTAGCTAGAGTGAGTCAACGAAATATTACGGTAGGGTTTTTGAACCAAACTCTGCCGGTAATTAAGGCAGAGTTTGGGCAGGTAGAAGGCCTGCCCGAGAAGAAAGAAGGAACTGCCTATGTAGTAAGTAGGCTGGTCGCACAAGCCTCACCCTCCCGGGATGACCTTTACATCCCGGCGGAACTGGTGAGAGACGAAGAGGGTAATATTGTGGGTTGCAGATCGCTGGAGCGCAACCCGTACTAGAGAAAAGGAGGTGCGAGGTGGCATATACTAAAACGAATTACAAAACGAAGAAGGCCTTGAAAGAGGCCTTCAAAAGAGGAGATGTGATTCACGTCTTCCAACCGGGTATGTTCGGGCCTCAAGTGCCCGATGGCCCGGTAGCCTTAGAGGGGCCGCATTATCCCGAGCCTCACAAATGGTACGCATCCGTTGAGGTGAAGGACGGGAAGATCACCAAGATATTCAGGTAAAAGGAAGTCAGAAAAGACCAACTAACAGTAAAATTTACTGTTAGTTGGTTAAAGGGACTCGGAATGGAAATGCACTTCAAAAATAGTCATTGGTATGAGGTTGAGGGGTTTCAACTCAACCTTATAGCCTTAGTTGGTGAGAGGTTAAGGGTTATCTCTGAGAGTACTGGGAACGATGAGCTGCTGATTCTAGGCCTGACCTTAGCGTCAGCAGTCAACGCTGAAAAGGCAGTGGAGGAGTGATGAGTTTCAAAAAAATACTAGACATGTTCACCGAAAAAGACCCACACCGGGCACTTGAAAGTGTAAGAAGGATGCTCGGTGTGGAAAGGAGAATCCTCTCAAAGTTGATATCCGACGGCAGGCTTCCTGAGAAAATGAAAGCCAACTGTAGAATGGCCGAGGAATACACGTACTTGGCCATTGAAAGGCTAGGGCCTAGCAAGCCCCAACCAATCCAAGACATCTCCTCGGCCGTAACTTTAGGAGAGCTCGAGGATTTAACGAGTATGAAAGAGGAGGAGGAGGAGGAGGAGTGATTAGAGTTAACATCAGTGGAAGGGAGCTCCAGGCTCTCACCGAACTCCTTTTGAAATGTGACGAAGCCCGAGCTCTGGATAAGATTTGGGAGATTGAGTTCTCTGAATTATACATCCGGGCTTGGGACGGTTGCTATGCACAGATTATGACCGTGCCTTATGGAGAAGAGGAGAAAAAATGATAAGTGAAAGAGCGAAGAGCCGGTTCTTCCAGTTTGAGAACGAACCAACCCAAGAGAGAGTCCTAAGGTGGTCTCCTTGGGGGAGGGACTACTACCTGGCAAGGAGGAGTATAAGTTGGCACCCCGGAGACAGAACTATGTTCTGCTTCCAAGGTGACTCCATCGGATGCACTAACCTAAATCACTCTGCATCTCCGGCAGCAGTGGGAATGGAGTGAGAGATGACTTACAAGGAGATAGCAAGGGAGATCTTGACTGCCCCAAGAAGGGGCAGAATGGCAAGTGTAATCTTTGAAGTGGACCCTGAGGAAGAATGCCTCAGGGATTGGCTGGAGATGCCGAGAGCCCTCTTCAACGAAGAGGATGAGATGTTCACCATTACGATGGTGAACTTCGAGTACGGGGTGAAGACAGTGAGGATAGAGGTAGCAGGTTATTGGAACTAATCGCAATTTTTACCTTGAGTCGCCCTTTTGAGGTAACTCTACAAGAGATTGCTCAATTAACCTCCGAAGCCTCACCGCCTCTCTCACCGGCACCTCGTGCCGTGGTGGTTACCCAAGGTAGACGGGAGGAGGGCGACTTGAAACACAAAGGGAGAAAACCATGAATATTGCCGATGCAATCAAAGAGTGTATAGAGAGCCTGGACGATGCTTTTATATCTCTGTATGAGTTAAAAGAAGAACTGAAAAGACTTGAAGTCAAAGTGAAAGAACAAAGTGCTCCAGTGCGCCAGTCAAACAGGCGTTTCTATGCTAAAGCAACACAGCCTCTCAAAAATGCCATCAATTTGGAAGACTGTGCAAAATCTATGGGGATTAGCCGATCGTTTCTGGGAAACATCCTCAACGGAACAGCTGAGAATGTCAGGCCGGTGTATATTGAAGGTCTCTCAGGAAGGACCTCTTTTGCTGAAAAAGAAGTCGCTGCAATGATCGAGGAAGCCCGGCGAGAGCGCGAAGAATGGCGAGAGAAAAAAGGCTATGAGAGCAAAGGTGTATAAAAAGTACTGCGCGGTTTGTGGTAAGGAGATGTCTCTTACCATAAAAAACCGCCACCACCGCTATTGCTCCGTGCAGTGTGCTAATTGGGCCAAATCCAAGGCAGTCGCAGTAGCGAGGGTTTTTGCCCGAGTCGCCACAGGGGAGCATTACCTCAGTGCTTGTAAGGCAGAGGGAATCTCAAAGACCCTTTATTATCGCTACAAGCAAAGGAGGAGGAAAAAGTGACCTACGAAGAGGAGTACATCAGTTGGCTCTCTGGCACCTACAACCCGGATGAAGAGATAACTTTTCGAAACAAAACCAAGCACCCGAATTGTAACTACTGGCCCCAGTTGTTAAAAAACTTCGAACAACAACCATCAAGGAACGGTGAGATTTGGTGCTTTGGGTATCGCACTCCTCATCGGCCCTTCGCAGATCGTCTTGAAAAGTTCAGGCGCAGGGAAGGAGAAAAACCCTTCCGGTACCAGGTGGGAAGAGAATACCACGCAGACCTCCTCTCAACTTCAACGTTGCAGATCGACCATGGATTACATGTTTTTCCTACTCTGCTTCGTGTACTGGGCTATATTCTGGCCATCCAAGAAGAACCTGTCCCAAGTACTACACCCTGTATCAAGGTTGCTTTTAAGTTCTGTAACGCACACTGCGTTAGAGAAATTTGGAGGGTGAGCTCTTTTATTGTAGTAGATGAATTAGATTTTTCTTAGGAGGAGAAAAGTGAAACCTAATACTGTGAGTCTCTCAGCCCGAGTGCCAGTAAAAGCCTTAGCCAGATGGGCTAGGTTTTTTCAGTCTCGTGGTCTGATAGTTCGTTCCCGAAGCGACCTGGTAGCGCTTGCATTGCAAGAGGGTCTGCCAGGTGAAACACTTAACTACACTACGTCTTCTTGCCTTCCGGCACTCAAAGAGCTCTTCGGCACCCACACCGCGACGTGGAAGAAGATAGAGGAAGCCGCATGGTTGGAAACCGAAGAAGAAATGCAAGTTATGGAAGAGGAAGCCTCCAAGGCAGTGGAAGAGTACTTCAAGAAAGGAGAAGTTGATGGAAGCTAGATTAACTAGGAACGGGTGGCTAAAGGTAAAGCGACCAGATGGTTGGAAAGCCCAACTCTGTCCCTTCGACGCATACACCGACGACGTAATAGTCACCCACTGTGGTACTGGATGCCCGCTCTTCGTTCTGGAAGAGAGCCTTGCTACTCTCAAACAAGGAGCCCTCACTACGAAGCGTGTAGTGATACTATCCTGTGCGCCTCAGCTGGTGAAGTACGATTTGGTTGAGGAATAGGGGATAAATAGTTGAAATTGTTATGAAAAATAATTGAAATTTTTTGTTGACAAAACAATATTTTTGTGTTATCCTCTTCATTATAAGGTTGCTCAAGCAACATAAACCAAAATGAAGGAGTCATGATGGAAAAAGTGAAAGTAAAGGCAACGAAGCCCGAGTACAAGATCATAACGGACGAAGAAGGGGCCGAAAAGAAAGTACTCGACGAAGAGAGGTCAAAAGCGCTGGAAATTGAGTACGAAATGCCCACCACCGTCCCCGAGTTCACCAAAAAGTTCGGGGACGAAGGAACTGTAGCTCTGGCCACAGCCCACTTGAAGGTAAAACTTCAAGACGTCATCAGGAGAGGATTGGAAGACGGCTCCACTCCTGAGATGATCATGGAATCTGTGAACTCTTGGGATCCGATGCAGGGACCGGCCAGGAAGGACCCTGAGAAGGTCTTCATCCAAAAGTTCCTCAGCGCCACTCCTGCCGAGCAGGCGGCTATGATGAAGAACCTGCAGGCCATGGCCAGCAAAAAGTAACTCAGGATAAAATTTGATCTGAGTGCCGGGCGAATGCTATAGAAGTCTACATTAGGATTTAAAGTGACTTCTATGAACCTTGTCGCCCGGCACTTTAAGGAGCCACTGTGAAGAACTGGCAACGACGCAAGGGAATAATGCTTTGCTACCCGCTAGAGTGGAAGCGACTGCAAAGTTGGACAGTCCCAGACGTTTACTACCAACCAAAATTGGATGGCCTCCGCTGCATAGCCCAGTGGAATCGCTCTACAGAAAGCTACCAACTCCTTACAAGTGAAGGTAACGAACTAGACCTTCCTCACATCTCAGAGGAGTTAACTAGCAGAGTCCTCCAAAATAACATGACCAGAATGGATCTTGATGGCGAGATCTACAAGCACGGCTGGCCCTTCGAGCAGATCATCAGTGCCGCCAAACGCTTGCGTCATCCAGAAGCCTACCTTCTCGACTACCACATTTTCGACTGCAAAATCCCAGAAATTCCCTTTGAAACTCGACATAGAGCACTTCTCAATGAAGTAGAACTAGAAGAAGGACCAATAAAACTAGTAGCCACTCATTTAGCAGACAAAAGTCTCTGTTACAAAATGCTAAGCGAGGTATCCTCTCAAGGTTACGAGGGAATAATAGTCAGGCATCCAAGAAACATCTATGTAGAGAAAAGATCTAACTCAATATTAAAGTTCAAGCCAAAACGCTCCGATGAGTACTTAATAATCGGAACCAAAGAAGAAACCTCAATAGACGGCGAACCTAAAGGCACTTTGGGCGCGCTTGAAGTAACAGACCCAGAAGGGAATGTTTTTAGTGTAGGTTCAGGGTTTACCAAAGAACAAAGAAAAAACCTATGGGCAATCCGTGAACACCTTACTGGTAACGTTGCAGTAGTCGCTTACCAGGCTAAGACCAACAAGGGAGTCCCTCGATTCCCGGTAATTATAGAAGTGAAAAACTACAACTCAGGGTAATTTTTACTCTTAGTGAGGAACTAATGAGAGAACCCCAATTACTCGACCCCTCAAGTATCATCGACTTCCAGACCTGTCCGAGAAAGTTTTTCTACCGCTACCTTCTCGGCTGGAGACCGGATATTCCTAATAACCATTTAATTTTCGGCCAAGCCCTTCACACCGGCTTGGAGAGGCTGTTTAATTCTCAATTCTCAGAAGTCGAAGAAGCCGTCACTGATGCCACAGCCGTCTGGCGCGAGCACTTCCCTCCTGAGCAAGACGAGAATTACTTCCCCAAAACCCCTCACAATCTGGCACTGGCCCTCCACCTCTACGCTATGACCTATGGGGAGCAAGTCAACCGTGACTACGAGGTCATGGGTGTAGAGGTGGTCGGCTTCGTGCCAGTGTCTTTTGATTATGACATAGTCTTCCGTCTCGACACCGTTCTCAAAGACAAAAGCACTGGCAAATACTCAATCTGGGAACATAAATCAGCAAGTGGAGTCTCTTCACTCTTTGACAATCAGTGGATACTCTCAACCCAAGTTTGTTCTTATTACCTAGCTCTCACTCTGACCTACGGCAGTGAGTTCGTTGACCAAGTAGTAATAGACCAAGTAGTTTTCTACAAACGCAAAGGGATTAGGACAGACAAGCCACCTGTGGAACTGCGCCAATTACCAATCAGAATGAGTGAAAAGCAACTTGCTATAGTAACAACACAAACTAACGTCGCAATAGGCGACATTTTTTATGAGTATGAATCGCTAGAAGACCAAAAGAAGAATCAAATTATGTCTTCCTTTCCAATGCGCCCGCCAGCTTGTACTGAATACATGCAACTCTGCCCTTATCACGACTTCTGTATTGCCTGGCCAAACCCCCTACACAAAATGGACCTCGGACCTCCGCCTGGTTTCAGAGTAGAATTCTGGGATCCTACTCAAGGGAAGCTATCAACAAAGGAGCCACAGGATGAATGAGTCACACCTGAAGCGACTCGAAGCAATTAACCGCTTTCAAAAGGAAACCCAAACGGCTAACAAAATTAACGTTCTCCTTTTAGGAGAAAGTGGTAGTGGAAAGAGCTACCTCTCGACTACAGCCCGCAAACCTGTCTTAATCGACTCGTTCGACAAAGGTACCGCCCGGGGATTGCGCCAGTGGATTGAGAAAGGTGAGATAGTTGTAGATAGTAGGTGGGAAATGGAAAACCCCTTTAAGCCGGCTGTTTATAAAGAGTGGGAAAAGGAGACCGAAGGTCGGCTGAAGGATAATTTCTACCACAATTTTGGAACCTACTATCTGGATTCTCTTACCAGCTTCTCCGACGCGCTGATGAATGCAATTCTCGCAAAAGACGGTATAGCAGGCAAGCCTCCGCGTTTCACCAAAGATTACGTACCACAAAAAGTAGCTATCAACAACGCTTTGAACCAACTACTAAACCTCCCTTGCGATGTAATAGTCACAGCACACCTGGAAGTTATAAGAGATGAAATCTCCGGGCAATTCATCCGGCGCTTGATGACTACTGGCAAGGGAGTGGTGACCGTCCCTCTTCTCTTCGATGAGATCTGGGTAATGCAAACCAAGGAAACCTCTAAGGGAATCGAGCGCAGAATTCTCTTAGAAAGCACCGGCCGAGACCTCGCAAGATCCCGTTTAGCAGCTTGCGGGAAGTTAGAACCTCTCGAAGAACCTAACATCGAGAGACTTCTCAAGAAAGCTGGGATCACTACCGAGACAAAGCCGCTGCCTGGGACATGGAATGTTGATTAACACTTTCAGGCCCTCGCTATTTTCTGACTTCGCTCTCCTACCCAGGAGAACACTTTCAGGAGAATCCTGGATGGAAGGCTTGAGATTTTAGCGGGAGCCAGTTTTAACTTCAACTTTTAAAGGAGCTTAAAATGCCTTTTCTTGAATTGGACCTGAGTGATACCAAAGAAACTGAACTCATCCCGGCAGATACGGAAGTAAAACTGCGGGTGGTTTCGGTGAAACAAGACTTAGACAAAAACGGCAACGCTTACATTATGCCTCTGCTTGAGCCGGTCGAATATCCCTACGCAAACTTGATGAACTACTTCATGGGCTTGCCTCACCCGGAGATGGAAGCACGACAGTTGAATGCCACGAAGCTGAAATTGAAGTCTTTCTTCGACGCTGTCGGAGTAGATCCAAATGGTGTGGACCTTGAAGATCTGCGTGGGGAAGAGTGCTGGGCCATCGTCGGGATTGAAGACTCAGACTATGGCCGGCAGAATAAAGTAAAACGCTTTGTAGTAGGGAACTAAGAAGCCATGGAAAACAAACAGTTCTTCGAGATGGTCGAGCGTGAACGCCGCAAGGCCCAAGCGGCAATAGAATTCCTCGGTAATGGGCTCGTTGCAACAGAGGAAGTTCTGCTCAAAGAGGCCCAAGCCGCTGGCTCTTCTCACATGTTCGACGCCGACCACGTGGCGGAAGTCGCAGCGAAGATGGGTGGGATAGCTCTATATTTGAAAAGCTACAGCTAACCAACTCATCACAATTTTTATCCTCAGTTGACAGGGGGCGCTCTGCGCCCCTAGTCTAAAAGGGAAAAAGCATAATACTTATACTTGGAAGGTGGGAAATGGGAGTAACTATAGGTCTCGATCTTGAAGTAGTAGTTGTCTGCAGCATATGTGGAAGAGAAAAGACCATCACAGCTGCTCTCAAAGACGACGACGGCACGGCGCGGTTGTTCGTCAAAGACTGCAACTGCAAAACTGAAACTGTAACAGACAACAGGCCACCTTGGCAATACAGCAAAGAGGCAGAGCTATGATATACTTAGCATCACCATACTCCAGCTCTGATCCAGCAAAAGAGGAACTCAACTACCAAGAAGCTTTGAAGGCTACAGTTTACTTAATCAAAAACGGTCATGTAGTCTTCTCCCCGATAGTATACTCACACAAACTCCATCTAATGACAAGTAGAACCATACAACACAACTACTGGCTCGACATTGATCTATCAATTCTACCTGTTTGTGATACCCTTGTAATATTAACTCTTGAAGGCTGGGAGAGCTCAAAAGGAATCAAGAAAGAACTAGGCGCTGCCTACTACCTTAACAAACCAATCAGAAAAATGGAACTAATTAAACCTTACGACTCCACCTACAGAACTGCCACCATTAACACAGAAGAAATAAAAAATCTTCTTGGAGAGGAACTAAAATGCCCGGGAATGATTACCAACCGAACTTTGGAGTAAGAATCACTCCAGAGCAACAACGGAAACTCCAAAAATACCTCCCCCACGGAGTGCGCAAGCCTCTGATCGGCATCATTCTTGACGACATCATTGCTCTTTGTGAAGAGGGCAGATTTGATGTAATGAGTGCCTTATTGAAGCGCAACATCGCGCCCCGGGAGGTGTTCTCTATTCTAAAGGATGCTTCTGATGGCTACACTGAAGGATCTTAAAGTATCAATCTCAGAGATGCACTTCGATGAGGCGGTTAAATTAGTCCAAGAAATACGACGGGCCCGAAGGATCGCTTCTAGAGAAAAGCCCTTAACAAAAACCACAAAACCTAAAGCTGATAAAAAACCAAAGCAAGAATTCTCTGCTGATAGAGCAGCAGCCCTGTTAAAGAAACTGGAGGGGATGAGAAGTGGAAGTTAACGAAGAATACCGAACTGTTAAACTAAGTGAGATAGAAGTTGGTGAACGAGCACGTAAGGATTATGGTGATTTAAAAGAACTAGCCAGCAACCTCAAAAAGATTGGAACTATCCAACCACTCGTCTGTTATGAGGTTGATGGTAAGCTTACTCTTCTTGCCGGAGGTCGCAGGCTCGAAGCACTGAAGCAACTCAAGCAGTCCACGGCGAAAGTCCGAATCGTCAAAGATGAACTTAGTGAAGAAGACAGATTAACTATCGAGTTGAGTGAAAACCTTTTCCGCAAGGATATGGACTGGAAGGAGCAGAACGCCCTGAAGAGGAAGATTCACGAGCTTCAGGAAAAGAAGCATGGGAAGGCAGCTCCGGCAATTAAAACCGATGGCTGGTCTCAAGAGAAAACAGCTGGCTTACTTGGTATCAGTGTCTCTTCCGTCAGGCAAGACCTCGCCCTTGCTGATGCTATGGAGCAATGCCCAGAGCTTTTTGACGGGTGTAAAACCAAAAGCGATGCAGCGAAGAGAATGAAAAAAGTAGGCGAGTTGATTACTCGCAAGCAGGCGGCTGAAGCCTACAACATCAATGAAACGCCAGACTATGTGAAGAAACAACTGATAAACTCCTACGTGGTAGGTGACTTCTTCGAAGGCATTAAAAACATACCGAACGACTCGGTTGACATGATCGAACTCGACCCACCTTATGCTATAGAGTTCAATAAGCTAAGAGCCTCACACAGCAACCATTACACTGGGTATAAAGAGATACCTAAAAAAGATTACTCAAAATTTCTACGCAAAACTTTTGAAGAATGCTTCCGGGTTGCTCGCTCAGACTCTTGGATAGTTGTGTGGCATTCGCTGAGTCATTGGAATCACCAAGTAAATCAATTGCTAGAAGAAACCGGCTGGAAACCTATCCACTCACCAGGAGTGTGGGTAAAAGCTGGTACTGGTGGTTACTCTGGCAACCCGGAGATTGCTTTCGGCGCTACAGTAGACTTCTTCACTTATGCTCGTAAGGGAGAAGCAACGCTGAATCGTAAAGGCCGGGCTGCCCACTTCACCTACCCAATAGTACCATTCGACAAACGCTACCACCCAACAGAGCGGCCAATAGAACTACTCAAAGAAATCCTCGATGCTTTTGTCAAACCCAACAGTCTTATTCTCTGCCCCTTCCTGGGTAGTGGCAATACAATTCTAGCAGCGCACGAGCAGCTGATGAAATGCACCGGTTGGGAGTTAGAGGAAAGTTGCAAAGATGGATATGTGCTTAGGGTCAACAACTCATATTAATTTTTGCTTTGAGAGGTATCCATGACTATAACACTAGCTATCCTTTCAATGAGCCTGAGTTTTATCTTAGGCTTTTTAGTTTGTGGTATGCTAATAGCCTTCAAAATCAAGAAACACCAGCAAAAAATCCAACTCACGTACAAAGAATTAGTTAACTGCCAAGAAAAAATATCTCAAATACAAGCCATTCTATGGGGAGGGAGATCTGCATGAGACTTACTCTACCACCAAACAGACTAGTAGTCAAAGGCGAAGGGCCGAAAAACCCAAAGCTCGCCTTCATTGGAGAACAGCCAGGCAAGACAGAACTTCGAGTGGGAAGGCCCTTTGTCGGACCAGCTGGCCGAGAATTCGATGCTTGCCTCGCTATGGCCGGAGTAGTTCGAAGTGACCACTACATTACTAACGTGATCAAAGACTACGACCACTCTATTGATCATTACATAAAACTCAAAGGAACTCCTCGAACACTCAACGACGGTGACCTTTACATTGATTACTTGAAACAAGAACTCTTCGATATAAAACCTCAAATGGCTGTTGCTTTAGGTGGTATATCTGCCTGGGCTCTAACCGGAAGACAGGGTATAACAAAGTGGAGAGGGTCTATTGTAGAATCAACTTTAATCCCAGGCCTTCCAGTCGCTCTAACCCTCCATCCGGCAACAATCCTCCCACCAAAAAATGTATACCTCAACAAATACCTCATCTCTTATGACATAAAAAAGGCTCTCCGAGTCCTCGAGAATGGAAGCCGAGACTCAGACATCCCAGTAAACATTACTCCTACCTTGAGAGAAGCGGTTGAGTTTCTTTCTTGGATACTCGAGCACGACGAGCACTACCCAATAGAAAGCGTTGACTTTGACATCGAAGTTATTAGAGAAAACGTGACCTGTCTCGCTTTTACTTTCAAAGAACGCTCTATGTGTATCCCTTTCGTTAATGGGGCCGGAGATCGCTATTCTTTAGAAGAGGAGACAGCCCTATGGAAGCTAATCGCAAACATCCTCGAAAATGAGAAAATAGCAAAGAGAGGACAAAATCTGGTTTTTGATTCTAGCTTCCTCCTCCGTCGCTATGGAATTAAAATCTCTGGCCCGATAAACGACACTATGATAGCACAGAAAATCAGCTATCCAGATTTCCGTGCGGGATTAGACTTCATCACTTCTGTCCACACAGATATGCCATATTACAAGGCCGAAGGAAAGAAGTACATGAAGTTTGGTGGTTCCTACGAGAACTTCTGGACCTACAACGCCCTTGATACCATTGCTACTGCCCGGGCTTTTCCACGTATCTATGAAGAGCTCGCTAAGCAAGGTAACATTGAAACCTACCAACGTCAAGTAGGACTAATTCCACCCCTCACTTACATGACAGAAAGAGGGATTAAAATTGATCTCCCCGGTATGACTACTGAAGCCGGAGAAACATCAGCCCAAGTAAAAAAGCTCGAAGCTGAGTTAAAAGAACTTACAGGAACTGACCTGAATCCACGATCTCCTACTCAACTTAAAGAATACTTCTACAAAACTCTTAAACACAAACCTTATTTAAAAGACGGCAAACCAACAACTGATGAAACCGCTATGAAACGTCTAGCTCGCAAAGGAGTTAAAGAAGCTGACCTCATTCTGGAACACCGTCGATTAAGTAAACGTTTAGGTGTATACCTCAACCACTCCAACGTAGACCCTGATGGCCGGTATCGTTCTTCCTACAACCCAGTAGGAGCTGAAACTGGTCGGTTAAGCAGCTCAAAAAACATCTTCGACACCGGTGGTAATCAACAGAACTGGCCTCATGATCTACTTCGTTATATGGTCGCAGACGAGGGCTACCTTTATTTTTCTTTTGATTTGAGCCAAATAGAAAACCGCATTGTGGCTTACGTAGGAAGGGTAGTTGAAATGATCGAAGCTTTCGAACAAGGTATCGACATGCACCGCCTGACGGCTTCTAGAATCTTTGACAAACCCATTGAAGAAATCAGTGATGAGCCAGGCTCCAGCACCATAGGCGGAAGCAAATACAGCGAGCGCTTTTGGGGCAAGAAGGCTAACCACTCGCTCAATTATGGAGAAGGGTTCAGGAAATTCGCTCTGACCTGTGAAATACCAGAGAACGATGGAAAGCGTATAGTGGAAGGCTACCACAAAGCCTACCCAGGGATTAGAGGAAACTATCACCAAATTATTAAGGCTATGCTACTGAAAGACCGGACCGTCACCAACCTTTACGGACGGAAGCGAGTTTTCTTAGACCAACTCTCACTGAACACCTACAACCAAGCCTATGCCCACTTGCCACAGTCTACCGTCGCAGATAAGATCAACAAAGAAGGCATATGTTTTATATACTACAACACTGCGGACTTCGGTCCTGTAGAGCTATTAAACCAGATCCATGACTCAGTAGGCTTTCAGATCCCACTCTTGGCTGGATGGGATAGAATAGCCCGCATTCTAATGTTAATCAAGAGCTCTCTAGAACGCTCCCTCTACCACAACGGCAGAGAAATTCCTGTTCTTGCAGACCTCACTATCGGCCTGAACCTTTCCAAAAGCGAAGGAAAAGAGCTGAAACACAAAAACTTCCCCCCTTCAACTGAAGCACTTTCTTGGAAACTAAAAGAACTCTATGAGGAGCTTACGAATGAAAGACAACTCTCGCAATCTGGAGGACTGGATTGATGGCTTCATGGAGTTTACTGAGAATACAGTCGAATCCCCTTACCTTTATAGACTTTGGACAGCTATTAGCTGCATTGCCTCGGTGTTACAGCGCAAGGTCAGCATGGATTGGGGTCATTCACCTATCTACCCCAACATGTACATTGTTCTGATTGGTCCTAGCGGTAAGGCCAGAAAGGGCACGGCAATGAGACCGGGTCTCAGCCTTCTCTACGACATTGGACTGAACGTAGCAGCAGACTCCGTCACAAGGGAGCGTCTGATCCGGGACTTGAGAGAGTCTAACTTTGCCTCTGTAGACTCGGAAGGGAAGCATATAATGCACTCTTCGCTTACGATAGTTAACGAGGAATTGACTGTATTTTTAGGATAGCAAAACAAACAACTAATCACCGACCTTATTAGCTGGTATGATTGTCAAGACCGCTGGAAATATAGCACTAAAACCCAGGGCGAAGATCACGTGGCAGGTGTGTGGGTTAACCTTTTAGGAGCCACAACTCCAGAACTCATCAACAGTTCACTGCCTCGTGATACAGCCGGAGGTGGTTTAGCCTCTCGAATCATCTTCGTCTACGAAAGTGCAAAAGGAAAAACCATCCCCTTTCCGTTCATTGGACCGAGAGAAATGGAGCTGAGAAAAAAGCTAACAACCGACCTGGAGCACATTCACCTTATGGTTGGTAAAATGAAGCCTACCGAAGGTTATCTTAAAGAGTGGGCTAATTGGTATACAGTGGAACATCCGGCAGAAGAGAAAGTCTTCGACACATACAACCTCGCTCCTTACTATGAGAGAAGGCAGACTCATGTGCAGAAGCTCTCTTTAATACTCTCGGCCTCACGTCTAGATGGAAATATGGTAGTTAGAAAGCAGGACTTTAAAAGAGCAAAGGAAATCTTAGAAGCAACAGAAGTTAACATGCCAAAGGCTGTAAGTGGAATTGGTAGGAGCCCAATCTCCGAAGTAATCCCCCGAGTAATAGAATATTGTGGTCTACAGAAGGAAGTAACATTTAACGACTTGGTTCAAAAGTTCCACCAGGATGCTACTTTTGTGGAACTTGAATCAGTAGTCAAAACGTTAGAAATGATGGGAGTTGTAACTCGAAACATCACTGGTCAAGGGCATGTAATTAAGTATTTAGGAAGAGAGAAGAGAAAAAACTCAGAACAAAATTTACCCTGAGAGGATCATTTGATCTTCTTAATTTTTCTCTTCTCCCACTTCGGCGCGTTTGTATACTTAATCATCCTCTTCACTCCAGGGGCCATCTCGAAGAAATTCTTTTCGAGTTTGGCCTTTTGCCTTGGAGTAAGAGTGGAATAAACATCGTTATAAGCAGTGCCGAAAACATTAGCGAAAATATTATCCTTAGTAAAAAACGACTGCATTGCTGCTTGTACCTGGGCCGGAGCTATTTCCATCCCAGTACTCTCTTTTACTTTTGCCGCCAAATCTACATAAAATTGGTTAGTGCTTGTGTAAGCTCTTTGGTGAGGCGGTGTTCTGTAACCATACCAAACCGGTTTCATCCGATAAAGCTCAAAGTTTCCAGCACCTTTAAGCCAAGCATCAAACATAGGTATTGAACCAACAGTATAAGGAACGAAGTCCCTAAACGCCTTAGCGGCCGAAGCAACGTCAGCCTCTCTACCTTGCATTGTGTTGTAAAGTTGCTTAGCCAACTCAGCTGCTGCTCCACTGACAGTATCCTTTCTTATCGTTAAATAAGCATGCCTTCGTTTGCCATCCTGGAATTTGTCAAGGAACTCAGGAAGGCGGTAAACGTAGTAATTTCTATCGTAATAAGGCTGTTGCTCCAGCGCCTTAACAAATTCTGGATCACTTTCTTCAAGCCACCACCTTCTAAGCATCTCCGCTAAAACCAACCACCCAACTGCAATCCCAAATCCTACAGGATCTCTACGAGCCGCCCTTCCGGCACTCCTTGTTGCCTGCAACGCCGCATTAGTATAAGGCATTACTGAATCCAGAGACTTAGCTATCCAACCACCTCGATGAAAGTCAATATACGCTCTCGCCGCTGCCACAGCCTCGCTCATGATCTCTTTGTCTTTCTTTGCTTGCTCTACTGTCATCCCCCGTTCTTTTGCAATCTGCATCGTAGCCCTTCGAGTAATGGCTACCCTTGTGGCTACTTCAGAGACACGGTTCATCGTGTTAATAGCATCTAAGACAGACTTTAATTTGGAAGGTCCTCGGTAGGTGGCCGGATCTGCACTGCCTGCATGAAGGAAGTCAGTCATTCCACCATATTTCTCATAGAGCGTTACCCAACTATCTCCATCATGGTGCTTACCACGCAACTTATCCATTGCCTGGTCCCAGACCGCGACGGATTCATCGGCAAGAACCTGTCCCAAACCTTTAATTGGAAAGGTGCTGTATATTCGTTTAGATCCTTTACCTTGAGGTCTAAGCGCAGTAAGATAAGCAGTCCCTATGTCGAGAGGCCAGTTGACTACAAAGAACGTGGGCTTACCAGGTCCAGTAGCGAAGAACCTAAGCAGTCTGGCTCCAGAAATCCACCCCAAAACATTAAGTATCCTATGAGAAAAATCCTTGGGCATCTTAATCCACCCTTCAGCAAGCTCAGGATGGAGGTAAAGCGTTTCATCTTTACCGTGGGACCTATAATGAATAGCATGGAATCCGGGCTTTCGTTTCTGAGAGACAATTTTCTCTGTCCCTGGCAGCTCAGCAATTTCCATCAGCGATTTGACAGCCCGGTTATTAAGAGCCCTCCCATAAATCCTCAATATATACTGCCTCAGAAGGAAGTCTGTCTGTAAATTAAACACCTCTCCTTTCTTTCCAGGAGACAAAAATTCAACCCCACTATCCCACACAGAAACCTTGCTCTTCCCTCCAAGGTTAGCATAATCACGCTGGGAGTCTATAGCTTTAATGAACTCGATATACTCAGCCTCTGAACGTCTGGGAGAATAATCAAAGTCCCTCAAATACTCGTAATGCTTCTTGCTAATCAACCCCTCTTCCATGGCAAACTCTAGAATCTCCTCAGTGACTTTGAAGAACTCATTCGCACGGTTCATCAGATCAGCTACCTTTTGAGGACTCAAACCATTAACCCTGCCAAAGTTACTTATATAATTATTAGCCGCTTCATGTGACAGTTCTTGAACCTTACTCCCTTTTCCTCCTTCATAAAGCGACTTCACACGCATGACATGAATCAGATCGTTGAGGATTTCTCGCTCTCGTTCTTTTAACTTCCACCAAACCTTCCTATACGCTTCATCATAACGGATGTTACCGGCGGTAGTAGCTCCCTCTCTTGCAGCAAGTAGGTTAAACGCTTTTGCTCCAGCTGCCCCAAAACGCCTGAGGATTCTCTCTGCCGCAGCGCTCTGTTCAAAGAAAGCTTTATAAATTGCGGTGGTCACTCGCTGTTTTCGGGTTAATAGGCTTTCGGGTCTAGCTTCACTTGCCACTTTACGAGACCGATCGAAGTAATCCTGGGTGCTTTCAGGGGAGTTATCAGCAGGAGGCTCCACAAAAAGCCCCAGCTCCTTCATCTCCTCCTGTTCTTTTTCAACATTTTTCTCTCTTAGCCTGGCTACTTTTTCTACCACAGCCCGAGCATAAGCCTTATCCTTAGCAGACAACCTCTGATTCTGCTCGATGTAGTCTTCAATAGAGAGTTTCTTCCTCTTAGCTCCACTAGAAATCCTTTTAAAAACAGCTTTCTGCTTACCGGTTAACTTCCCCTCTCCCCGCAAAATTTGTTTCGAGATGGGAGGTTCAGCTTTCTCTCCCACAGCCGCCTTCTCACCAGCAGCCTCAAGGATCTCTCGTTCTGCCCACTCAAACCCCGCATGCTTAATTGCTTCACTCAGCGAAATCCCATCCCGTTTGGCTTCAGCTTGAAGTCTCTGAGCCAACTTCTCCTGCTGATCCTTTCTCATACCAGCAGCTTTAGCTGCCAGGCCCCAGCCTTTAGCATGAGAGTCTTTCAACACGTCAGTCAAGACTGAATAAACATAATCAGAAGCCTGGTTACCTGAGTAGAAGTAACTCAAAGCCTTCCTATAATGTGGCACTACCTCATCAGCTAAAATCTTCTCTAAATCATTCCACACCGCCCCCTCAGGATCCATCCCGGCGCGGGCAAAACTTTCAGCAACCAACTCATCCGCAGCAAGGAGGTAATCTCTATCCGCTTCCTGTCCAATCAAGTGTTCGAATTCTTCTCTCTTTAGAAACAGCGGATGTGAGCCTTTCAAAAACTCTTCATACTGATCTCTCGCTCCAATTACCGCTTCTCTTCTAGACCGCATTAAGGAATCTACTATTGCCTGAGCTTGGGGATTATTCTCCAACACATCAAGGATTTTCCACCATACCATGTGAGAAGCTTCATGCAAGGTAGTATGAACATCAGGAGCAGTAAGACCGTACCTATCATCCGGGCCAATTTCAGGGAAGAAAGCCACTGCCCCTTGGCCAGCTCTTCCTAACTTTGTAGGAACTATAAACGCCCCGTACTCTCCGCTCTCTAACTTTCTGATCCCCTCTTTAATGAAGTGATTCTTTAAGGCCTTGTGTCCTTTCTTCCTCCTTATCTCTTCAGGAGAAAGCAATATTACAGTACTGTCTTCAAGGCCCAGCTCCCCGATCCATTTCTCAAATACCGGCACCCTCGCCGCAGTCCCGGGAGTATAATGGACTCCTGGAGCAAGATCTTTACCTCGTTTAGCGAAACTGTCCAGCAAACTCTGCGGGCTCGAAGCTCCAGCAAGCAAACGTTCCTTTACTTCAGGTACTAGATTGGTTAGGCCATCTATCGTGGATTTATTCTCAGCTGCATCAAGGACAAGAGTATCAGTTTTACCAACCCTACCCGTCTCTATCGCCCGCCTCAAAACCCTTTTACCAGCATCCTGGCCCAATTTAGTCCAAGAATCCAGGAACTGAGTAAGCAAATCATCTTTAAGCTCTTGTCTCTGCCCAAAGAAGACATCAAAGATCTTTCTGAAACCATCAGCGAGTCTTTTATAAAGTCTATCTGCAAGCGTCCTTACAGGCCTCCCAGGGTCGGTCATGTAGGTGGCTACTCGGTCAGCGAAGAACTCTTTAAAAGTTATTATTCCACTAGTCAGTTCAATGTTCTCATCATAACCCTGCAGTAATAGCATACTGGAGTACTTATTATACTCCTCTATAGGTATTCCTTCTTCAGTAGCTATATTCCCAAAGGTAGCGAGATAGTCCTCGTAAATAGCATCAAACTCTTTAGCAGAAAGAACTTTCTCCAGCTCATAATAGAAAACATGTGCAAGTTCATGAGTCAAAGTGTAAAAGTTTTTTACTGAAAGCTCTTCACCAATAAAGACATAGTATTTGTTAGGCCTGCTAGGACCAGAATAAGTAAGTGTAACTCCATACCGCTGGCCAGTTTTATACCTCAACACTTCCTCAAGAACTATCGCCCTCCGAGCACCCTTAAACAACTCAGACTCATCATAAGTAGCTATAGAAATGTCTGCTTTATCTAATCTCAACAGATCCACTATTAAAGCAACTACCTTCTCCCATTGAGAAACACCGCTACTAATCTTAACACCCTCATGTGGGTTAAGTCCGGTTAACTCTTCAGCATTATCTTCAGTGAGATCTAGGAGAGGAAGCTTCTTAGAACTGAGTCTACGTTCAGGCTTGTAATTGGGATCCTTGGGAGATACCGGCTCTTCTGTAGTCTCCAGCTCCTTTGGAGGCTTTAATTCTTTCTCAGGCTTTAACTCAGAAGGAAGCTCTATCTCTCCAGGAGAATCTATCTCTTCAGGAATCTCTAACATAGGAGCCTCATGCACTGTAACATCAGCCCTTCTCTCTCCAGAGGCCCGCCACTTCCCCTCAGCATCCTTATGAACAGAAACAGTTTCTTCTTTAAAAACTTCCTTGCCTCTATTCAGTGCCTCGGTAGGTGTATCATACCCACTCCCATCAGCTTTCTGCACTGTAGAGTACCCAGGAAATTCAGCCGACGGAACAGTAGCCGTCTCCTCCACAGTAGGATACCCATTAAGCCGTAGCGTTCCGTCTTCCATAACCTGCACATCAAAAGTGTGGTCGGGAAATAGTTTCTGTAGCTTTTCTCTTGCCTTCTCTATGTACCTATTCTTTGGTTTATTAACCGTCCCTTCATTCTTCCATCCACCTTTCTGGCTAACTGCTCTGACTCTTCCTCCTTCTCCCTCATGAATGAAGAGCCTCTGCTGGCCCTTCTTCCAAGTGTACTCCTCGCCGTAAGCCTCGATAATTTTCTCGGTAGCCTGAGCTCCTTTGGGTTTCTCATAAACAACAAACTTTCCCTCCGGTGTTTCAGAAACTCCATAAGTGTCGTAAACATGCAGGATGCCATTTTTGTATTCCGCACCTCTGCGGTTTCGTGTCCGAACCTCCGTTTCGGCCTCTTCCAAGGTCTCATACGGTGTTGTCTTAGTTGTTGGTATTGGTTGTTTTTCTTGGAGAACTTCAGTAGTAGGCGGGCCAGTTTCTGGTGGAGGAGCCTCTTTCCCTCCTCGAAGCTGCTGCCTAAAAATCTCCATTACTTCTCTGCCTACTAAGGGGTTCTCCATTACTTGCGGATGAGAGAAGATCCTTGATACTACCTCAGCCGTTGATCTCGCTCCTTCAAGCGCTTGGCTGAGAATCCCTTTAAGCCAATTATTCCTGGTTAACTCACCTTGGGTTGCCGCAGCTTGCTCACCAGAGCCTTCCGGCGTTTCGACGTAACGAACCCGAGGGGGAACTGCGTCAGACGGTAAGCCAGGACCTTGACCGGTAAGATCTTGAGGAACCGGCTCACTCTCCTGCAACCCATAACCCTGACGCAAGTGAGTAGGCGTTTGCTCTTGACCCTCCCAACTAAGATCCCTCATCTGTTGTGGGTCTTGCACACCATAGCCCTGTTGGATGTGAGTAGGTGGCGGAGCAGCAGCCCATTCATCTCCCCGGAGGTACTCATAAAGTTGGTTTTCCCTGATAACTCTCTCATCTTCAGGAGAAAGAACCCCAGGCCCACCCATGAAAGTTTCTTCCCAAGTGGGCACTACAGGTTGTCTATCTACTGGCAAACCAGGACCTCCACCACGATGTTGTGCTGCAAGCACATCAGCATGGGGGAAGGTTTGAGGTCTCTGTGGCAGTGCAGCTCCGACAGCAGTAGTACCTGTGCCCAGAATGGCACCCACAGCCCGAGACTCGGCTACACCCTCCGAAAGCTTTCTTTCGGGATCATAAGTTTTCTGAGCTAACAAGTTCAGATATCTTTGCTGTTCTCCCTCAGTTAATCCTTCACCAGCCGCGCTCATTGCCAGACGACCAAGAAGCCTGGCCATTCCTTCCTTTACAGGTTTCCCTGCCATCTTCTTGAGAACAGACCCAAGTGCAGCTTCTATACCCAAAGACTCCAACGCACCAGTACCAACCCAAGCAGCTGTGCTGAGTAAAGCTGCCTCTTCTGGAGTTAGACCTGCTTCTACAGCTTCACTATAAGTTTGTGAAGCTTCTAAACCGCCACCAACAACACCAGCAGCTAAAGGTCCTCCACCGGCAATAGCGGCTGCTACAGAGGCAGCAGTTTGTGGAGCTGCCCTACCTACTGAATAGGAGAGAGCCTCTGGCTTATACCAAGGTGTCTCGGGGCCCACTCCTGCCGGCCCGTAGCCCTCTTCTACAAGCCTCTCACCCCGTTGCTTCCAGTGCTCTGCTGCAGGGGCTAGAAGATTTTCTTCAAGAAGCCCTCTTTGTTGCTTCTCTATGTCTAGCAAATGCGAAGCTATCTCAGCTTGAGGACCCACTCCCAACATCTGCAAAATACCCTTACCAGCAGGAGACTGTAACACATCCCAGAGCCGAGAAGAAGGAGTGATTCCAGCAGAATTAAGGATTCTTAGAGCATTAACTGAAGACTCCGGCAAGTCCGCAGTGGCACCAGGAACCAGGCCTCTGAACAGATTAGCTGCAGAATCCCTAGCTGTCTGATAAGCCCTAGAGACAGAGTCCTGCGCGTACTCAAGGTAATTTTTGCTGTCAGTTGGTTGTGCCGGCTGTTGTCCCTGAGCCGCCAAACGTGCCGCCCACTCCTCGTCCGTCATAACACGGACCCGCTGGCTGCCACTGGGTTGTTGTGGTGGAACCATTTGCAGTTGTGGGACCTGAGTAGTAGGTGCTGGAGCCTGTTGCATTGGAGCAGGTTGTAGGGGAGCCTTTCCTACAAGTGCCCGCTGAATGTCTTCGTTAGAAAGTCTCCTCTGTTGCCCCACCAACTCTGCAGCACCCATTCCTTTAGCAGCCTCTCGCATCCCTGAAGGAATTGGTGCCATATTAGCCGTCGCGCCCATGCCTTCAGGGAGACCTTTTAACTTGCCAGCTAATTGAGTTTGCTCATCAGGTGTCCACAACGGTTGGGGTTGCTGGAACTTTGGAAGCTTCTCTTCGATTGCCCCAAGGTATTTCTGTGCTGCCTGGCTATACTCAGGTTTACCTACGTTACCAGGACCCATGAAGTAAGCTGAAGCTGCCTTCTGAGGATCACCAAGCATATCAAACAAATGCCTCATATAGCGAGCCTGAGCCTGAGTCGCAGCAGTAGGATCAAAGGGACTACCCTGTCCAAAGTCTTTCCACGTGCCGGGCATGAACTGAGCAATCCCCTGAGCGCCAGTGCTAGAGACAGCGAGAGGATTCATAGCGGACTCGACATCCAGCTGGGCAAGTAAGAAATCCGTAGGGATTCCATACTGCCAGCCGGCGCGAGCTACGGCACGATATAGTTCCGGATCAACAGGCATTTTATTGTACTCCAACCAGTTGGTTGAGATAGCGAGTTATCTGCTCCTCAGTCCAACCCTGGGCTCTCAAGGCATCAGCAATCTCGTCTCTCGTAGGTACGGTACCACCTTTGGTGAGCCCCTGAACTGTAGTTTCCGGGACTACCGTCTTATCCCAGAAAGTGCCAGGTTCTTTCTCTTCACGGAACCTCTGTCGCCAAAGTTTGTAGTCTGGAGACATAGAGTTGTAGTTGTTAATCTCAGAAGCTGTCAGTGATCTATCTTCGTTACCAGCATCGTTAAGCAAGTCAGAGCCCATTTTGAACCACTTCATCTCACGCTCTATACCTTTGTATGCCCGATCTTCAGCTTCACGTTTAAGCTCATCAGGGAGGTTAGCCAATTCTAACTTCTTTTTCTCAAGGTCAAGTAGACCTTTCTCATAATCAAGAAGTTTCTTGTCATAAACAGCCTGAGCATTCTTCTGTTTGAGGTCCTCAGCTTCAGGATCTTTCGCTTTGCTAGGACTACCTGCTGAAGAAACCCTGCCACTACCGCTTGAAGATCTTCCTCCACTACTCGAAGATTTACCACCCTCGGGCTTCCCTCCCATGCCGGACAGCCCGAGTATTTCTTTGATAGTTTTCCTTCTCAGCTCATCCACTTCTCTACCTAGGTTAAGAGCCCGCATGAGATTCGTTGGAGAAAGCCCCAAGGAGTACTTCGGCAATCCCCACTGAGGCATTAGCATCTCCATTGCCATTAGCCTCATGGGATCTAGAGGGGGTATTCCACCTGGAGCTCCGGGCATTCCACCAGGAGCCCCTCCTACCTGCCCGGCCATCGAAGGTACGGCGGAAGGAAGCCCTGCGCCCAGCTGTTGAGTTTGTCCCGGTCCATCAGTTGGTTGGACGGGAGGGACTGGAGCCGGTAGTCCCTCCCGCCCTGCGGAGGGGGGTACTGGGAAGGAGTACCTCCCACTCCAGTTGCCGGAGCAGCCGCGGTCTGCCCAGTCGGCCAAACAAAAGGAGTTTGTCCAGCAGCCGGCCTGAGTGGTGATTGCATTTGCTGGTTGGCTACGAGGCCACCAGAGGGTTGATAGTCCTGATCTTCTGCTCTGCTCGCTCCCGGCGGGCACTCACCTGTCAGGGCGTTTCACGTTGGTTGTGGAGGTAGTTGAAACAATGGAGCTCCTTGTTGTTGTGCCGCGGGAGTAGGTGTGACTGGAGGTGCAGTCGGAGCCGCAGCACTTTGTGCTACTGGCTGAGGTGCTCCGGCACTTCGTTGTTGTAAGTTAAGCCCCTCAACACCCAGGTCAGGAGTTGGTGTTCCTACTGTAGAAGGATCTTCTCCAGAAGCGTTAACTTTTATGTTACCAGTTTTTGGGTCTACTTGAATCGAAGCCTTACTGAAAGGGTTATCACCACCAAGCAATTGTGCTGCCTGCTTTGCAACGTTGTTTAGTCCCTGATTACGGTTAAGGGTGTTTCTTGAAGCGCTGAGCATTCCCTGCCCTTGATGCGCAGCATACTGTTCAGGAGTCATAGGATTAAAACCCTTGCCACCTAATAAGTAATCAACCATCCTGAAAGTGCTAGCCAAATTTGTTGGCAGATTACGAGCAAAGTCACTAAAAGCAGTATCACCGAAAAGGCTTTTCTTCTGTGGCGCATTAGCCTTCTGTAACATAGGAAGCAACGCCTGCATCGCCGCAGCCTGTGGGTTTTGCTGCTGCTGACCAGGAATTGGCTGGTTCTGTGAGAAAGCCTGAGCCAGCTGCTGCGCACCTGTAGGCTGATTCATCATTGGTGACCCACCGAGCTGTGGCATAGGAGGTGCCTGTTGCTGAGGCGGTGCTGGAGCCGGTCCGCCATACATACCAGGATACATCTGGCCGCCGCCTCTACCTCCAAGCATCCCAAGCAAAAAGTTTAAAAAGTTCATAATTTCCTCTCAGGGTAATTTTTGTGTTTAGTTACATGAACAACCCACCAAGGGCGCCCATAATACCACCAATTATCATCCCCCACGGGCCGAAGGAGCTACCCATCATAGCCCCCTGCATCCCACCACCAATGATTCCTAACAGAGGTGAGCTTTTCTTATCAGGATTCGCACTAACCGCTGCACCAGAGATAGAAGCCATCATGTTAGCAGCGTAGTTGTAGATTTTCAGATCCCACTCAGCATCATCTACATTGGTTTCGAGGTCTGTTTTATAATAAGCATCCCAAACCTGGATTTGGATCTTCTCATACTCTGTGACCAGCTGCGCTACTCCTCGCTCATATTCGACTCTGGTCATCAAGCTCGCAAGCATTCTATCTATTGAAGAGGTAAGAAAAGTAGTCCTAATTTTCTTCTTTGCAATGTCAAGATCCACATCAAGCGCATTGTCTTTCATTATCGAGTCAGCTTCAATTGAAGAAGCTTTATTGTAGAGGTCTCCATATTGCCCGACCATCTCAACTTTTGCTCGATCAAGGCCGAGAATTTGTGCTGTTCCCTGAAGCACGTAGGAAGCATAATCGGTTCGTTTCTTCAACTCCAACTCAGTCAGCATCCGGTTCTTTTCCATAATATCCTGAGCGAGAATCCGGTCCTTCTCTAGAAATGCCTGCGCCCTCAAGTCAGCCTGAAACTTTGCTGTGTCGCGCTGAGCGAAAGCGAGCATTATTGCTTGGCCTGTAGTAAAAGTTGAAGTATTAACTGCATTAAGATCTTGCATCCCACGCCTAAACCTGGGTAGAATATCCGCGTCTAGAATGTCGCCTTGTGCACTTGAGAAGGCATTGGCCGCCGAAGTTATCGCATCCTCAGCAGCCGGGTCCGGCGTATCCCAAGAAGGTGTAGTGACTGCGGCGCTGTAAGCCGAAGAAACCACAGCATGAGCGCTAGTCCACAACGCATCCGGGTCCATTGCGCTAATGTCATCGTAGAAGAGATCCAGCTTACCATAGAGAGTAGCCATCAATGCGGTTACTGTAGAAAGCGTCGGGTCGCTACCTAGCACTGTGCTTACTTTTGCATTAGCTGAAGTAAAGGCAGTCCCCCAATCGTCTGTATAATCAAGACCATCAACTACTGTATTGTAAGCGCATATAGCGCCCCACAATTCAGCCAATGGCCCGGTCGGATCATAAGGGTCCCAAGTAGCATGAGGGTTAATGGCATGAGCAGTGCCGATGAGAGTATCAAGCGCTCCCAACCATTCCCCGTGCTTGGTCTTCATATATTCTGGAAAGTCTATTTCGCCTTGACTTCCACCGCCGCCTGCGCCACCGCCCATATTACACCTCGTGGACTAAGTATCTCCATTCGGTATCAATACCGAACTTTTTAGCGTTCTCTAACAACCCCTCGTCTTTGGTGTAGCCAGAGACTGAGGTACATTTCTTGCTCTTCGCATAGCGTACTATTATATCATAGCCATGAAGCCACATGTCTTTGTTCAAAGGAGCCCAAGCGTAGATGCCATAGATCAGTAAGCTTCTGGCCTGAGTACTAATATCAGTAATCACAGTGGTGTAAAGCACACCAACCGGCGTGGCGTTCTTATTCCCATCAGCCGCATCCACCACATCATGAATAATCCAGGCTTCGACTTCTCCACTTAGCAGCTGCTCTAAAAGGTTATTCATTACATCTTCGCGCTTTCCTGCGAAGGGTGGAAGAGACAACTTGGCTGCCTTCTTTAGGTCAGCCCAATACTCAGTTACCTGATTCTTTCCCAGTTTGACCAACACCGTAAATTCCCCTAATATTAGTTTTGTCGCTTACTTTTACCCGGGCCTTCATGTAACCCAAATGAACATCCTGATAATCACTCGACTTAATTTTTACCCTTAGTTCGTTTCCAGTGACTATAGGAGTTCCAACTCCCTTCGGGTTAGCAGGCACCCAACCGCCTGTATTAAATCCAGACGATAGGTCATTCTTCCAATCCACACCAACGTAGAGGTCAGTAGGAAACTGCCCGGAAACCTCAACGCTGCCCAAAGTTTTCAGCCCCCGAATTCCTAAGTCTAACTCAGAGGTTTTAACCCTTACTTCACTGTCGTCTGTGTTAGAAAAAGTTCCATAACGAATGCCATTATAGTAACAGACTGATGTGGGAAGCTGGCTCACCTCACACATACCACTCTGCGTCAGCATAAAGCACCGCTCTGAATCACTAATGTAAAATTCTCTCCTCCCAGGATCGAAGGTAATGACTATCTCAGAGGCTGTAAGCTCAGAAATGAATTCTTTGTAACCCAGTTTTTTAAAGTCAACTCCAGAACGTCTTACCAGATCCACCCCAGCATCAATCATGTAGAGCTCGTTATCCTGAGAGACGAACACATGAGCCCTCTCGTCATCACCTACAGCACCTTTCTGTGAGATTCCTACATCAAGCAAATGGGTCCATTGAAAGCCCGGATGATCCCCAGCAGTCGTCGCTACCATCACACCATTAGTGCCGTAAACGAGGAAGTAGCTTCCTGCGGACTTTACCTTTTGCACCGTCCCCATCCAAGGCATAACGTAGTAACCAGACTCATTAGAAGTGTCAATTGAAAAGTCAGCATAACCAATCCGGCTCCAGATGACGCTATTAGTATTACAGTCACCCCACTCAGACTTGATATTCCCGGCAATCAACTGGCCCCTAAACTCACACACTGTACCAAAAAGCGGCATTGCCGAGTTGCCTGTAGTTGTAGCCCACACCGGGGTGTCACCAGCGAGATTAAGATAAGCGATCTTCACACCATTAGTTGCTAGGATGTAATCATAGAAGTCTGCAACACACCACCGAGTCCCACTACCCAAAGTCTCAAGCTTTTTAGTTTTGCTCCAATTAGCAGCAACCTCGTAAAGCTCAGTTTCAGTAAAGTAAAGTTTATATTTCTTTCCAATAAAAAGCTGAGGAAAAGGCCAGTCAATCACTGTTCCAGTTAAGGGATCGACTAAAACCTCGTAAGCCCGCAAACCCTCTGGATAAGGCCGGAGATTATGGCACTCTGAAAGAAATGGTTCATTCCTGCGACTGGGGCTTTCTGGCCTCAGGCCATTCGAGAAATGTTCTATAAAGCTTGTTTCAAACTCCTTCATTTCTTACTTCCTTACCAGAGCATACACTCTAGGCATTGCAATACTGCCCTGATCATAAGGCAGCCCTACCCATACCATGCCTTTAGCCTGATGCCCAGTTCTCATACCATTCCACCAATTATATGATCCAATACTAGAATACATTGTCTGATCACCGTCGACTATAATATCCTTATATAAACGGTTCAAAGCAACACTACTCCTAACGGAGGTAAAAGGATTTATCTCATCATAGTTCTCACTCTCATCCCACTTCGTTTTGTAGTACACATTTACTTCTATTTCAGTGCAATGTGACAGATTGTGCCATTCACCATAATCCAAATTATCTAAGTTATAAGTCTTAGTAGTCCGTGCGAGAGCAGCAATTTTGACTCTCTCATCAATACCTACACCATAAAGGCCGGTATGGATACAAGAACCTATGTTGAGATCTGATTCTGTCTCAGTAACAACACCATCATGATTAACCGTTCTTTTATACCAATTAAACCCACCCCTGCAAGATTGCTCCCATAGATAAGGTATTGGTAGGTCTAGTATGGTTACGTTAGATCTCAGGTTATAACCCGAAGTTATAACATCTGTATACCCAGACTGCCCAGGACCCAGCTTATACGCCCAGCGAGTGTGATTACCAGATCCACCGCTAGTTATTGTTCCAAGAATTCTATAGGGCCATTCATCCCCTGTGTGCAAATCCTTGATTCTCATCCACCGCCAACGTTTATGGTCTGCAGTACCATACCAACTTCCAGAAGCCTGTTCTCCTGGAACTGGACCGTACCACCCCCAAGGCTTACTGCACCTTGTAGTTTCCCAGTGATGAGCTTCTAAAATCCAGTCCACTACTCCAGGATAAGAAGTGCATTTACCTGGCCCGAGATCAATGATTGTTGCAACGGCGTCGCAAGCATAACCTGGATACCAATATTGAAAGCCTGTATTGTAAGTAATAACAACCTCTCCAGAAGCCTGAAACTCAAAAATATCCTCGTCCCGGGAATCTGAGAAATTGAAGTTATCCTCCACATAATCTTTTACATTACCGTATTTCACTGGCCAGTCAGTGTTTTCTACTACATTACCAGCACTATCCTCAATTTCTCCATAAAGCGGCTCTGCGTTGTCTAAGTCCCAGAAGAAACAGTACTCTTCATCAACATCATAACCAAGCTCCTGTTCATTGATAGTACCCCGAAACATAAGTATCACAGCCGAACCCGGTGGCGGATCAGGGTCTCCATCCAAGTCAAGTGTTGGCTGAGGCTCCACAATACAATAATAACAAGGCCTGGAGATAGAATTGCCAGTCGCATCTATGATAGTAACCTCCCCAGCAGTTGTCTCTCCATACTCCCCCGTATAGCGAATGTGATTAGTTCTACCACCTGTGGTCTCGCTCATAAGCTCAAAATTCCCAGTAACAGACCAATCGAAGTTTGGCAAGCCGCCTTTAACTTCTATAGGCATCCAAGCAAACCCACAGTTCGTAAAACTAAAGTCATGTGAGAAGGAATACATCCCACTTTCATATGGTGGAGAGTATTGTGAAAGAGTCGCCTCAGTAAGCTTTACAGAAGCACTGTTCCAAGACCAGCCATTTGGAGCCCTTAACTTGAACCACTTCCCACCGGCGCTATCAAAGTTTACTGTAAAACTTGCAGTCCCACTTGAATCGCCCGCAGTTAATTCCGGCGCGATCTGGGTATCCAAAAGGCTCCAATTACCTCCATCTATTGACCAGTAAACTTCGATTTCATCCTTCCCATCATCCCAAGCGGACACAGTCCCAGAAGAAATAGTTCCATAAACTATTACTTGGTTGTAATAAGACAACTCATTGTAAGACAGCCCTAAAGAGTAAGCACTCCCCACCGTCTCAGAGGCTATAGTCGTCAAGTCATCATCAACCAACGCCGGAATATCCTCAAAGCGTTGGAAAGCCATTGTGGTAGGTACAGTATCTGAGAGTCTTTGATAACACACCAGAGGGTAGGCGTAATCATCAGAGTCCCACTCTATCTCAGAAATGGCTACTCCGCTCCCTGTGTCCCAAGCGAGATCAGCTTCTGCTCTAACTTTGATCCATCGGCTCGTTATGGCACTAGTAAAATCCAAGTCAAAATAAGCAGTACCGTCATCATCTATAGCGTAAAGGTCTGGGTCACTAAAGGTTTGTTCAAGTGTCCAGGCTGAATTGTTGTCAGAAGAATAAACAGACACATCACCTTTGCCTATCTGCCAATCCGAAACAATCCCAGTTCCACACCTACCATAAACCCGCAAAGACTCTACAGTACAGGCATTCTGAAAGTCAATCCCAACAGAGTGCTCTTCAACCATCAGTGGTGTTGTGGCTAGATCATAAATCTTATCAGTGATCCCATAAATCATAGAGTCAAAGGTCATGGACGTAGCTGCACTGTCAACAGCGTAGAAGTAACCCTGTGCCGCTGTAGCTGTGGTTGGCACCCCGACAAAGACGACTTCACAATACTGAACAGATCCGCCGTTGTTCCAAGCTACTCCATTTGGAGCAACAATTTTGAAGTAAGGAGCGTTTGCCTCTGAAGAAAGAGTCAAGGTAAAATACCCCCTACCGTTAGCATCCACTGCAGTCAGAGGGGGTTCGTCGAAGGATTCTTCCAGGGTGTAGGTAACATCATCCTGGGAGATGTAAAAGTCGAACTCCTTCATGTCGGAGTACCAGGTAGAGGGCTCTCCAGTACCCATTTTGCCGTAGACTTTTATCTCACCAAGAGTGATGGAGTACCCAGGAGAAAAGCCTATTGTTCTATCATCTGTAACGTAGGGGGTAACTGTTCCATTATATTCTCCATCCATAAGCAAAGGAGTGTGTGCTAACAATGTTACAGAGTTAGAAGTTGGAGAGTTATCTACCCCGTAATAGACTTTCACTTCTTCTTTTTCTCTTTCTTCTTCAATGTACCATAAACATAAGCATCGAGTCGTTCACCCACCAGGCCCTTCTTCTTACCGGTCTTTCTAAGCTTCTCGTGCAGCTTCTTCGGCATCCTCTACCTCCCTAAGAAACTGTTCCTTATAAAATTGCTCTTTAGTCTCCAAAGAGAGATCAGCCTGGTAACCAAGTGAAACCCACACACCCATTACTGCTGTAACAGGTTTCACATCAATTACCAGACGATCACCAGCTTTCACTTCAAGGTCCATTTTTCTTTGAGCAAAAGCCGCTCTAGTTGTAATATGCCCAGTCCTAACGTCCTCGAGTCCGTAGAGCGAAGCGTTGAAAACCACAGGGGCTTTGTTCGCATACATGTCTACAGCGAAGCAGCCTTCAACGATTCTTCCTTTTCTCGGCAGCATTGCCCGAGCGAGCACCCCATCGCCATCTGGTGTAGGACAGTAAAAGGTAAGAATAGTGTATGGTGGGAGGCCAAAAATGAAATGGCCTGCTCGGCGGGTGAGGCGCTGAAGTGCCCGCTCGACCGATGACCATTTCTCTTTGTCATTGGTCCCTTTAATTATAGACTGCTTCCTGCGGTCCTTTCGAGCCTGTTTATCTGTCATACTTGTGAGTTTCATACTACCCCTTCATTTGGTCCCAGTAGTAAGCCTGTTCTTCTACGTGATCATATTCAACAGTTCTGAGTTCTTGCTCAAGAGCAGACATCCAATCTTTGGCACCTTCAGTGTTGCGGTAGCTTACTTCGAGATAATAGAGTGCAGCGTAAAGGACAGCCATTTCATGCAACTCAGACCAAAAATTAACATCAGAATCGGCACTGAGCTCGAGTGTATCTGCCAGGCCCAAAATCTCAATAGTGTAACTAGCATCTGCCGGAGGGCCGATAAGGATGCCCTTGTATTTGAAATGTGCTACACTTCCGGCTGAAGTTACAGTACCAGCAAAATTATCCACGATAATAGCGCTAGTCTCTTCATCCTTCGTTCCAAGAACTGGAATACAGAAGTAATTCGGGGTTCCTTGAGAGACTGAGCTCATCGGTTCGTAGTACTTCTCTCGGAACTCTGTTAAGGTTAGCTTTTCAAGAGGCCATCGCTCGTCACTGTCAGATGCCCACACTTCAAGAACCGAGCGGAAGTGCTCGACATCCACTATATACCAATCACCTGCGGTGATTGATTTAAAGTGCCGACTGTAACCTTTCTGCGTCTGGCAGAGACGATCAATTAGCCTCAGGCCCGAGTTGATAAAAAAGTCCGCCCCATTGTCAGAGTAGTCATCACCAGCAGCATCTACTACCAGGTCATAACGCCCTGACAACTGGACGAACTTAGTTCTGATTTGGAGTAAGTTCATAGAACTCTCACTTAGACAATGTTGTCTACTCCAACTCCATTAAGGTACCCCCAGCCGATCGGGTGGTGGAATTCCAGCCCGCACTCGGTGAGGTATTCTTCTTTAGTCTCATCATACCGCAAACGTCCTGTGTTCTGTTTTTCACTCTCAGAGTAAAATACAGTGTCAGTTATGTAGCGGTACTTGATGTTCTTCGGCTCGAAGATCACCATTGAATAGCGGTTGGTGGCCTCAAGCGAGAAGAGGGGATGGGTTTTGATCATAAGCTCACCGAAGGGAGTTACCCACCGGTTTACTTTAATGCCGTAAGAGGTCGTTTCCGGGCCGAACGAAGACCAGCCAAGAGACTTAACCAGCTTCGCAATCCCCAACAAGGCGCCAGATCCGGCGAAGGCCAGCTTTTCGGTAGCCCCGTAGCGGTAGATTTGTTCCATGTAGTAATCGAGCCACTCCTCTCCACCCTGCAACCAGGTTTTGCCAGAAAAAGAGGAATTCAGGGAGAAGTCATTGCAGTTAGCCGACGCATCAGTTTTGATTGTGGGAATCAACCCCTGAGTGGTTCGTTTGGGCTTTCCATTCGTCCCAGTTCCTTCAGTCCTGATCCCCCACAAGAACGCTTTCTCCATTTCCACAGAGTGGTATTCCAGCGTCTCACGCTTCAGTTCCTGATAAGCATCACCAGTGCGGAGTTTAGTCTTCTTCGCCGTCCGAGTGATTTCAAGAGGGTTACGGAAGATCTGGGTGTAGTTGTAATGTTTAACCGGGTCGTAACTCACAGCATCTGGCATCGCAGCGCCTTCAGAGTTGATGTTACCCACAATGAGCGCGGTATCGCAGTCACTCAAATCAGTAGACGCTCCATTGTCATCAGCTTCGAGGAGCTTCACAGCGAGGTAACTCGAATCGCCGTTCTTCATCACCGCAGTGACTTCAGCATTAACGTCTACATCATAATGGCTGGCGTCACGCAAAAGCACCTGGTGACCCACCCGAAACTCATCAGCATCAGCCTCGGCCATTTTGATGTAGAGAACCTGTCCAGCAGTCCCACCTGAAGCATAAGCAGAAGACAGGTTAGCGTTAGTGTAGACCCCAGTAACCGAAACGCTTTGGTCTGAAAGCGTTTTAGTCCACCAAATGAACTCCGGATCATCCACAGATTCACTGGCCATACGAGCAGTGAGTGCTGTAAGAGGAGCCGTCCCATTTGGATAGAGCCTCAGGATCATATCGCGCCAGTGTTTGGGCCGCTGATCAGTCGCCCAGTCACCAGTGCCTCTCAAGCCTAAAAAGGCAACCATGGAAAATCCTCCTATATTGCAGATACGATGTTAACTGAGAGTTCAGTTCCCTTAGAAGGGGAGATTACTGCGATCGGCTCGAGCCGGCAGCTATAAAGCTTGAGGATATAGTCAATATCCCTCGCACAGCGCTTAATCCGCTCTTGCCTGTCTCTTGCGAGACGCTCTTGGTTCTCTTCCATCATCTTCCGATAGTTCGCAGAGGCTTCCTCATTCGCCATGTGTTTTGGCGGAGGCTCGTTCTGGACGTTCCCTGGGAAGCCATTGTATACAAACTCCTGAATGTCTTGTGGAACTGACTCACTCATAACACCGACTCCTTTAACTTATGGCTGTAGCAATCGGAATGTACCGAGTGTTAGAGCCAATTTTGATTTTCAGGGCTTCAGTAAGATTCCCGTAGACAGTAGCAGAGGTCAGACCACTGGAGTACAGGTGTGCAGCACCAACAGTCATGCCTTGGATATCCAGCAAAAATGCATCGTCATCGACGTTGTTTTTGCCGCTGGTCTCACCAGCGTTTAGAATCCTAACAAAAGCCAAAGAATCCGCACTTCCAGCGTCAGAGCTCGCACCGTCGCTGTAAATCTCAGCTTGCACAGCAGCAAGAGACCCTGCAGCAGAAGTTATGTCACTGTTTGGTAGGTGTAAAGCATTCCGAGAAGCAACACCCAGTGTTGAGATGTACTTATCGGTTGCTATGTTAAGGGAAGTGTAAGTTCCATAGGCGTTAGCCTGGTTGTCAGAGCAAGTTAGCTTGCTTCTAACTGCCATCCCGCCGCCACTAGTCAACGCACCGGTCATAGCGAGGTCCACATTCAACCCAGCAGGAGCGCCACTTGTAGCACCATTGTCTAGGTTGTAGGAGACGAACTTTACACCGGCAGTATCGCTTGTAGCCCGAGAAGACGTAGTCCCAGCGCCATGTAACTTGGCTTCCATCCCTCCTCCTAAGGCAAAGAACTGTAACGCTTTGCCATCCGAGGAGAGACTTATTCGATTGAGGAACCCTGTCATACTCATTAGTCAGTTCCCCCTTAGGTGTACATATCTACCAGCGTCCACCAACACTGACCGTCGCTGTAAAGTAACGCCCTGTCGTACTGAGCGTCGAGGGTGATATCCCCAGCCCAGTCCAGAGAGTCATCATGGTCAGCGATTGTTGCAGCAGAAGTTCCAGTGGTAACCAAAGCTACCGAGTAAAGCTTACCAGCAGCATCGGCCACGTAAGGTAAGTAAATCGTAGCAGGCGAGCTGCCCGTGCTTATCCTTACATTCTGGTCCCTCGCGGTCAGATTGTAGGTGGTAGAAGCTGAAGTGATGTTCAGTTCAGGCTCTGGGACTTGCCAAAGCTCTAAACGATTTCCAGCTTTTTCGATACTCACTTGCTATCCTCCTCTCAGCACAATTTTTGTGCTAAGTTGAAAGTTTCAGCATTTCGTCGATTTCCTTTTCCATGCCAGCTATCTTAGGGGCTTTTTCTCTTGCCCGCCCCTTGGTTTGGGCGAATGCCGGACGACTTTTTGTGTCTGTCAGAGCCTGGTGCTTCATACCGAGGACTTCGCGAGCCCTCTTCGCGGTTTCACTAAACACCGCATGAGCTTCCAGTTCTGGGTTTTCCGCTGCAACTTGGCGTGCCACAAACGCCACAAGTTGGCGGTTTTCTTTTAGATCCGGGTTCTCCTCGTAGAAGCCATTTACCATATTACTCATTGCCAGGTGTTCCCTGGTGTAATTGGTCACGAGTTGCGGTACTGAGAGCATAGTAGCCTCAGTAGCCCGCAGCATGGCTTGCTGTACAACTTCATTCATAAATTCATTGAACTTGCCAGCATCCTCCATGATGTCGTCATAGTTGTGCTTCTCGAGGAAGTTTATTTGACCGAAGTTAGGCTGTGGTCCCCCTTGCTGCTGTGGCTGCAATGGCTGGCTTTGGGAGAACACTGCCTGTTCGGAGATTTTGTTGATCTGCTCCTGAAGAAACCGGTTCTGTGCTCTTAATGATTCAAGCTCATCCTCGCCCTCACTTTGTGGAGGCTCGCTTTCTTCTGGTTTTTCTGGTTCTTCTTGTTCTTTAGGTTCTTCTCCAGTAGCCTCTAAGCTATCAAAGTCAAACCCAAAATCCACCTGCTCTTCAGTTTCTTCTTCTTCTTGGACCTCGACTTGTGGCTCCTCAGTTTCGACCGCTTGCGTCTGGTCCTCCAGTGTTCCTGCCATGATAATCCTCCGTTAAAAATGAAGTAATGTTTAAGACCTTCCTAACTGCCTCCGCGCTTCCCTGCAAGTTGTAGATTCGCTGAAGGTCTGTTTCTAATTCTAAAACATCCCGGATTTGGTCTAGCCATTCGTAGAGTTCAGCTCTGAGACATAACCAAATCTTTGAATCCTCAAACTCCTCTATCTCGTCCCTGGTAAGTTCTGTTGCTGATTTGACCATTGGACTAAGTTTCCTTTCTCAACCTGCTGAGCTACTTGTTCATCCGGCATTACAGTAGCAGTGGTTTTCATAAACTCATCCACATTCTTCGCTCCCAGCCCTCGTGCGATGTGCTTAAAAAGTCTCGGTAGATCAAACTGCTGAGCGATAAGCGGGTTCCCTGCGAGAGAATCCCACAGTTGCAACCAGGCTTCTGAGAAGTTTCCTCCTGGAACTGAGCCGTCTCGAGGGTAGATGTCGTAGTCGACTGAGATTTGCCAAGGTGTAACTCTCATCCTATCCACGTTGCCGAATTCCTGAACCAGACGGTCTTGCCAGCGGCCGGTAGTTTTAACGTAAGTCTCTTGAGTCATCATCTGCTGGGTGTTAGAAGCGAACATGTAGGCTATGTCATGGAGAGCCTGCATTCCGATTACCTTAGCTATGCGCTCTAACCTTGATACAGACCCTGCACGAGTTCCCTGAAACTCTTTCCCTGTAAGTCTCTCAGGTCCGCCTTGTCTCAAAGAACCCATCACTGAGTCATCCGCCGCGCCAATCTTCTGCATCCATTGAACTATGAAAGAAGAGTCCGCAATGTTCGCTCTGGTAATGTCTTGGATGGGCAGTTGCATTACGGCGTCTTTAACCCCACGACCCCAAGCAGGGCGTCTCATTCGGACGAGCTTCCCAGGTTTAGGATCAGCGAGGTCTTCGGTGGAGATGAGATAAGGGTCGAAAACTATAGTATCGTTAACAGCACGTTTGACGTTAGCCATGTGAGAGTTGAAAAGGAAGTCTAAAACGTGCTGCAAGCCGTAAAGGGCTTCAATTCGTGAAACCGGCAGTGGAGAGTAACCGTCAAAATCAGGTGCCGCTGCAGCCGAAGGGAACATGTTATGGTTGAAGCCTGCTTGGCGAGCTCTAATAACAAACTCATCATTTGCCAGTGAAAAAAGCCACTTCTCCGGGTAGTCACTATCACCAAGGCCCATTTCTGAAGGGATTATTTTAGCATAAAGATGAACTACATCCACAGGTCTCGTCGCGTCCTTGTACCTTTCACGAGAAGATTCCTTTGTGAATCGGGCCTGGCGGTCAGAGTTGTCGGTAGTAAAGCGCGAAGTAGCCTTAGAGTGCTTCAGGTATTGGACGTTGAAAAAATCCTCGTTATGTTGCTCAAGCGAAAGTAGCTCCATCAAATTGGTCTTCTCTACCCAACCCACATACTCACCCTTCTGACAATCATGTATGCTAACGTTGGGATCTGGGAGGTAGAGATAAGGGTCTACTGTGGTAAGGGAGTTGCCTTCGTAGAGTATCTCCTCGGAATCAATTACCTGAGCCCCAAACTGGCCTTGAATCCTACGGCGCTTGATCCCTCTATGTACGTCCCAGCCGGGGATGCATACCCCTATTCCGTAGGCTAAACAATCACGGAAAAATGTATGGAGGGCCAGGCCTACTTTATTTCTAATGCAATGATGTTCGATCACTTTTTCCAGCATTATAGCCCCGACCGCATCTTCAGGAGAAACATACTCATAGCGAAAGATTGGATCTGAGAGGAAAGCAGAGCTCATGTAGCTTAGAAGCGTTTCCAGCACCGCGTAGGAGTAAGGAAAGACTATCGAAATTGGCTTATTTTTGTCCTTACTTTTCTCGGTCTCTTCCTCAGCAGAAGGCTCGATGTATGCAGTGAGAGTGCGGTCTACCTTTTTCCAAGAGTCAAAACGCTTCGAGACGTGCCCGTGGCTCTCAATTGCCCGAGTAAGAATAAATCGCTTCAACTCCTTGTGCACCTCGCTCTTGGGACGCAAATCTAACCCCTCAGGGTAGTCGTAGTCGTACTCCACATTGGTGTCAGATGAGCGAGTTTCAGCGTTTGGATCTAACAAATAAGGCATTAGGTTATCACCAGACCTTCAAGCACGAAAGATACTACATTAGCAGAGCTGGCCTTAATTCTCAGAGACTCCCCAGCGCCCATTGAGAAGCTCAGAGTCTCGAAGCTACCTGAAGCCAGAGACTTCTCATAAACGAGCCAGTCTTCTCCAGCAGCCGCACCGCTCGTATCAGTAAGTGCAACTGAAAAGTCGATAGTGCTGGAGTCTTGGTTGCATACCCAGAGCTGGCCCATAAACTCCGTCGAAGCCGGAACCAAGTAGAGCTGCGCCTCAGCGCTACTTGCTGGACGGCTCGCAGCTACTCTCCCCCATGAATCAGTCATTAGAACCTCGCCGTAGAGGAGAAGTAAAAACTCCTCCGGTTAAGTTGCTGCCGTAAATTCTCTACGAAATTAGTGACAGTAATCTTTTTTGTCTCTGTTTCTGAAGTGTCTACTATCACAGCAACATCATTGTCTGCGACAGTAGTGAGCTCCACAAGCTCTGTAATTTTCTTATCAGCCACTTATGCCTCCTAAATAGTTGCCACTCTCAGTGAGCAGCTTGTCACTATTCTCAGCCAGAAGTTGGTGAAACGTAGCAAGCAAGTAAGTGATGTAGTCCCCGGATTCAGTGCGTAGGCGCTCTTCAAGTTCAGTGGTAAGCCGGTTGAGTTCATAAGAGACACTCAAAATCCGCCCGTTAAAAACATCAGCAAGAATGGTTCCATTTTCGTCAGCGAGTTCGCCGGTGTAACCTCTACGACCATCTGCGACGAGTACCCAGACTCCACCTATACCTGAGACTATATAAGGGATGTCTTCTGTGATGGAGTCGTCGTCCCAAGAATAGATAGCATAACGATTAGTTCCGACGTTGTTTTCGAAGATTATCACCAAACCGCCTTCATTGCCGGTTTTTGTAGAAAGCTCTGCTGAGGGGTCGTCGAGGTCACTCACAGTAAAAATTGCTATGAGTTTATCAACGTCAACTCTCCGCATGGCATGCTCATCGGAGGTCGGTATGCCATAGATGAGAATTTGGTCTTCAGCGACAATGGCGTGCCTGAGTTCGTTAGGAAAGTACCCATCCTGGTCGTCGATCAAGTCATCGTCGTTGTAGAGAAACGGCCCGCTCGAGCCTATGTAGAACTTACGACGAGTCAATGAAAGGTCCTCCATTCTTCAAGAGGCTCCAAGTGAGTTTCTGGAGGAATGTCGAATCCATCTACATCCTGTGGTTCGAAGAACATTGAGCCTTTGTCTAGAACTTCAATGATATAAGCAAAAGCGTCCATTACATCCCAGCGGGCCGAGCGAGGGAAGCTCATTAGCTGAGCCTCCAACGGCCCGCACACGTTAGAGTTATGATGTATGTAACCTTGCCGATAGTAAGGAGCCAGCGCCGCGACCCGTGATTCTTTCTGACCACGCGCCTGTAATTCCAAAAGCTCACAAGGTACGCGGCGCTTGACTATCTCATTGCGTAAAGGTTGTGTTATGAATTCATTCAGTGACGTGACTTCAACTCCTATAACTTGTGCACGAAGTTTAGCGCGCATCAGAAAGATCTGTTCGTAAAGTTGGTCTGGGTAGAAGCGATCCGCTGAAATATCACAGACGTAAATCCTGGCACTCTCCAAGTCAATACCCACACCAACGACTGCACTCTCGGCGCTATGTAATTTAACTGTTTTAGCTGGGTCAACCAGGATGACATAAACGATGTTGCGTTTCTTTTCTAAGTCGGGCATTTCGAAGTACTTGAAGTACTCTGGACTGAAAACAGCATCCTCTGTAGAAACAGCCATGTTGCGGTATTCGCGGTAGAATTCATCAAGCAGCCCCTGCGCCCGCAAGCTCTTAGCTAGCTTCTTAACATCCTCGTCTGTCATAAACTCAGGCCACTTAGAATGATAATCATCGTCGCAAATTTCAAGCCTGACAGACTCCCACTCTGGATCATCGAGAAGATTCTGCAAAAGTGAATCTTCGTGTAGAATGGTTCCGATTACTACTATTCTCCAGTCTTTGCGGTGTCGGTCAATTGAGTTGCATACGTCAGAGAAGAACCATTCTTTGAGCTTTAATCGTTGCTCATCACTTCTAACTTTTTCTTTTTCCTCTAAATCGTCGCAGAGAATCAGGTCGGGCCGGTAGTAACCTTCAATCGAACCACGGATCTGCTGGCCAGAACCTCTAGGCATCACCGTGACTCCATTGGAAGTCACCCAACGTTTCATGGAGTATTCGCGGGATTTGAAAGAACCAAAAACTGCTTTGATGTAATCGTTGGCTTCAAGCTCGCGCTTTAAATTCTCACCATCCATTATGGCTTTATCAGCTGTAGCACTGATTGGGACTATGAAGTTGGCGGTTTTATAAAGTATACTTCGTGAAGCAAACCCCACTGTAACGGTAGAAGTTTTACCATACCCACGAGGCGCAGCAATGGCAACTCGTTGCTTGGTAGGATCATCAAGGAGTTTGAAAATCTCATCATGCTGCTTCGAGAATGGAGCGTGGAAACGATCTGGCATTATGGTGCTAAGGTAGTACTTGGTACTTGCAGCACCAAATGCCAGAACATCTTCTACAGGAAAGTTTTCTAAGTTAACCGTCACTCACTCACCGTATTTTTTGCGATCAGTTGTTCGAGAATGGCAGATTGATCTTCTCCATACTCAAACAGCGTATCCAAAATGCGCAGAATGATCGCCCCAATGGTAGAGTTAGCATCATCTACCGCACCTTTAATCAAATCCCTGATGAAGGCAGCATAGGCGAACTTCAACACTTCCCACACACTGTCGAAAGTTATGTTAGAAGAAAGATCGTCTTTAATGGAGAAGTTTGTTGAAATGCCTTCAACCAACACGCTTCTGTCACAAAGCAATTCATCGAGCCATTCGAGAAACTCGTCGTCAATCTCAATGTTGTTGGTTGAAGCGTAGTACTTCAACTTGTCTTGTAGAAAGTTACAGTAGATGGTTTTAAAGAGACCGAATCTAAAGAGAAACTTCCCTATGTTCATTTTACTCTCTCCTTTAATTGTCGGGCCTGTAACCAAGCACCATGAAGTTTCTGTGAATAATAGTCAACGTTACCCGGACCGTTGTAGTACCGAGCAAACTTTGACCAGTCATTAGTTTGTGCTGCAAGAAGCAACGTGGAGCTGTGACGGATAAAGTCAGCTATTGCTTTAATCTGTTTAGAACAAGTTAACTGAAACACCAGAGCCATTTCTTGTGGGGATTCATAGCCAACAATTTCATGGTTAAACCCCATAATCTGCCCCAGGCCGAAGCTCGTGGACATGAAGGCTTCTTTTTCGTTTGCTTCAGCTGCCCGAGTTAAATTATCCCACTCAACTCTCTGGCCCTCCTTCAGACCTCTGGCTCTTCGGGCTTTTATGTGCACCCCAGAACGACGGCGAAAAACGTGGGGTTCAAAGCGGATGACTACCAGCTCGTTCACAAACGCCCAGCCCGCTGATTCTATCGCTATTACGGCTAGAAGGTTCTCAAGAGGAATCTCAAACTCCTTTGCAATATCCTCGATCTTCCACCCATAACGGTTCCAAGCAGTTCCTACTCTACCGAAACCGGTAACCCTTACCTCCGGTGGTGCCGCTTCTCTTTCAGGAGTGTAGAACTCCAAACCATTAATCGTTAACAGCCGTCTTCTAGACACGCAACACCTCCTCTCGCAGTTTTTTGGCAAGTTCTCTGACTCGCTCGCACTCTGTCGAGTCAGATTGATCACATATGACAAAAAGCGCTTCAGTAACGATATAAAGGCCATTTAGCACCTGGTCGAGTTTGGTATTAAGTTTAACTAGACCTTTCTCCAACTCACACTGACGTAAATCGTACTTGGAAACCATTCGCTGTAATAACCATCCCACTATGCCCACCATAATCATCAGAATTGAGCCATAAGTTGCAATAACAGTAGAAGAAAGTTGCACCATTAAAATCTCCAGATTAAACGGATTAAGAATCCAACAGGTGGATATTTGCCGATTATTTTCTCTAACCTATCCCTAACATCAGGAACATGCTCGATCCTAACGTGTTCTTTTAACCAGAGCCAGATAGACATTAGTTTTATTGGTTATCCTCAATTAATCTACCATCCAATCTTGTAATGCTTCCCAATAGTTATTTGAATAGTCACTCATTAACATTTTACTACCGTCTGGCATTTTAAAAAATTCCGTCTTTTTTGCCGGTCTCCCAATTGTGCTTCGGTTTGGGTAGGTGCTTAATATGACTTTCTGCCCATTCGGCAAGTCAACTTCTCTTATAAAGTCTTCCACTGACTCTCCCGGTTTAAGCTGCACTATCATTGTTTATTGACTACCCTCCATCTTTTTCCTTTATGATTTATAGCAGTTATTTGAATAGTCACTTATCAATTAGTCTACCATCCAAATATTTCGTTACCTTTTCACCCTCGAAAACGGCAGCATAATGATACCATTTTCCGTTGATGAGCAGTCAGTCTTAAACTGTAAAGTTTTCCATTATTGTCCTCTTTAACTATATATTTTTGTTGGTGGTGTAAAGTTGCTTGTCCATTCTGCATGCCCGTTTTTGATGATTATTTCATCCATGTAGCCCTTCATGTAATTATTGTTCACGTCATCGAATCCAATAAACAAATTGCCGGTCAGCGATGGGATGCTATCACTGTCAACATGAGATGCTATAGATGTCCCATTTCGGTATATATCAAAATTATTTCCGCTACGAACAAGAGC